GGTGCAGATCATCTTGCTGATCTGCCAGGCGCTCTGCAGGTCGGTGGGCTGCAGGTTATCGTCCACCGAGCCCCACGCCTTGACGATCGCCGTCTGCTCCTTGGGGGCGGGGGCCTCGGGCTTGGGCCCGGGCATGGGCGGCAGCGGTGGCTTCGTCTCGCGCTTGTCGTTGATGGGCTCCCATTCGGCATCGGGCACCTTGGGCGAGGCGCCGTCGTTGGCCGGCGCGCCCTCGCGCGCGACGCGCGCCTCGGTCCGCTCGCGCTCGGCGGCGTTGTCGGCGGCGATCTTCTCCTGCATGGCGTCGATCTCCTTCTCGGTCGGGGCCTTGCCGCCCTTCGGCGTCACGTTCATGCGGGCGACGTTGCGCTCGCGCTCAGCCTCGGCGAGGACTCGATCGGCGTTGGGGTCCTTGCCGATGATCGGCTTCTTGGATGAGGGGTCTTCGGGCATGGGCATCAGGGTCGGCTCCTCCTTGGGGGTCGGGGTACGCTTCTGGAGCAGGGCGTCGGCATCGAGCGGCACGGCCGTGTCGAGCGTGACGAGATCGTAGCTCACCTTGAACTGCTCCCAGTTGTCACTGATGGCTCGCCACTCCTTGCCGAGGGGGCCCTCGGTCATCGCGAGGTGTTCAACGATCCCCTCGGGCGTCACGGGGCGCTTGGAATCGATGAGCGCCTCGACGATCGCCGCCGCCCGAATGGCGCCGATCCCGGGCACGCCCGGCACGTTGTCGCCCTTGTCGCCGCAGAGTGCCTGCCAGAGCCGCATGTGGGTGGGGGCCACGCCGAACTTCTGCTTGCACTCGGCGGCGCCCCGGCGACTCGCCTGCCGCTCACCGGAGGCGGGCACGATCTGGAACACCGTGCCGCCGATGCACTGGGACAGGTCCTTGTCAGCGCCCAGGATGAGGACCTCGGGGCACCACTCCCCGTAGATGCGGGCGAGCGTCGCGATGGTGTCGTCCGCCTCGTAGCCCTCGACCATGGCGAGCGGCCAGCCCCGCTGTTCGATGGCCTTGCGGAGCTTGCGCCGCTGGTAGAGCTCCTGCGGCGAGGGCTCCTCGCGTTGGGCCTTGTACCCGGCGAACCGTTCCCGTCGACGGTAGGGGGGCCAATCCGCGCAGACGATCATGTGTTCGACCTCTGCGTTGATGTTGACGAGGTCGGCCACGGTGCGGTCGGCGGCCTCGCTCGGCTCGCCCGAATGGAAGAGCTGCTTGAAGCGGGCGGACAGGTCCACGAGCGCGATGCGGTCGTAGGCGGGTCCGAGGTCCAGTGCTGCGGCTGCTGCGGCGTTCATGTGTCGTTCGCTGCTTTCTGGGCCAGCATGGGCCCGTAGATCAAACGGTTGGGGTTCGTGGGGTCAGGGCTGAGCACCCAGCCATCGGGGGCCCGGGGCACAACGAACGAGGCGATCTCGCTCGGGACATAGACCGGCTCGAGGTCGGCCTCCTCGCGTCGCGTGAGGTAGCTCGCGAGCGCGTCCTCGGGTGTCGAGCCCCAGCCGCAGAGGTAGGCAGCGGGGCCGTCGTCCTCGGCGCCAGGGTCGTAGCAGCCGTCGTAACAGCTCACGCGCCAGTCGCCGTTGGCCTCGTAGAGGCAGAGCGGCTTGCCGCAGGCGCAACGCTCAGTAATGCGCATCATTGGCGGGCTCCTTGTTCAAGAGGACGTGACGCACCTCGACGAGGCACTTGCTGCGCTCGAGCTGCTCCCGGAAGTCGGCGGCGAGCTGCGTATCCCCGCACCCCGCGAGGTACATCTCGCATAGCTCGATGAGTGGTTCGATGTGGCGCCGCGCGTCGTTCAGCGCGAGGCCCAGTCGGAGCCGGTCCATGTTGCGGCGGAACCCGTCGCGCGCTCGGTGCTGCTCGTAGAGCTCGACGCTGCCGCTGCTCACGCCGCCACCTCCCGCACTCGGTAGACGTAGCTCGAATCATCGAGCTCGTAGAGACGGGCGTTGTCGTTCGCCTCCTGCTCATCGGTGTACAGCAGGATGGTAGGCGTCCACTCCAGATCGTTGGGGTCGACGTCGGCAATGAGCCGGTGCTTCGGGATATACTCGATCACAAACAAGGGTTACCTCCGTTCTTGTATAAAGCTTTGCTACATGGCGCAAGGGGGATGGGCGGCAGACGCCCCGCGTTGGCACACAAATCAGCCGGCGCGGGCTCGGTCGATGGCAGCCGCTCGCGCGGCGAGCGAGAGACGTTCGCCAATGAGCTCGCGCGCCCGGGAGAGCCCGACGGCGTCGACCGCGCCCTCCTCGACCAGCTGCCGGATGACCGCGTGCACGTCGAGCCCGTGCTTGGTCGCAAAGGCCGTGTGCTTGGCGCTTGGCTCGAGGATGGGGCTGGGCCTGCCACCTGACGAGAAAGCGCGTCCTGGTGGCGCCTGCGCGGCGCGCGCGGCCTTGGCGCGGTCGGTCTCGCCCCAGACCCGCCACTTGCCGAACTGCGAGCGCAGGTAGTCGTCGAGCTTGTGCGAGAGCACCCCACGCTGCCCCCCGATGGTGCCGGTACGCAGATCGGCGAGGCGCCGGTTGAAGTCCTCGGGGGTCACGCCCGCAGCCGTCGCTTCGGCGCGCAGCTCGCCGCTTGGCTCCCAGTCTGCCGGAATCTCGTGGAGCACGAGCGGCAGGGTTGACATGCCACCAGTCAACCCCGCGGGGGGTAGGGGGGATCCTCCTTCTGAGGAGGAGGGTTTCGGTTTGGGTTTCGGTTTGGGTGCGTCTAGGGTTTCGCTACTCTCGCTACTATCCGCTACGTGTAGCGGGTCCGCGTCTACGTCGTTGTCGTTGGCGGGCCTGCGGTGAGCCTTGGCCCAGGCGCGCTTGCGGGCCTTCTCGGCTTCGGCCACCGCCCGAGCTCGCCATTCGACGAAGTTCAGGATGCGCCAGCCGTGGTCGACCTTCTGGATGCGCCGCCCCTCGTGTACCTCGGTGCGGCTGTCGGGGTCGGGCGACTCGAGCTCGGCGATGGCCAGCCGTGCCTGGTCCACGGTCACGTTGGCGGCGAGCGCGAGCCCGGGCACCGCCGCCGGCACGTAGCCCTCGGGGTCGGCGAGCAGGAGCAGGGTCATCCACACGCAGCGCGTGGCCGGCGTCGCCGACGCCCAGAGACTCGAGGTGAGCAGGTCCCGAAAGATCGGGGTGTACTGGTGGCGCACTACCAAGCCCTCCTGAGCAGGGCCTGGCCAGCGCTCGTCAGCAGCAGCGTGCGCGCCTTGCTGGGGATGCCCGTCAGCAGCCCGCGCTTCACGAGCGACGAGGCGTGCCAGGCGGCGGCGTTCGAGCTGGCCCACCCGAAGTGCGTCCCGAGCTCGCGCATCGTGGGCGGGTAGCCGTGTCGGGCGTGGTAGTCAGAGATGAACTGGAGGACCTCCACCTGGCGCTTGGTGGCGGGCCTCGGGGGCATCGGCGGCTTGTGTGGGTCTGTCATTGGCTCCTTTGCCCCATCGACCCACAACGCGGGTCGATGGGGCGTTTGAGGAGCACCTAAGGGCTACTACGGGCTATGACATTACGAGCACTTGGGCGTACTCGAGATGGTGCCCACGCATTCCTAAGGCGCTGGTCAGGGGTTCGAATCCCTTCGGGGACGCTATAGATTCCGCAGAGTTAGCTATCGAGGCGATCGTCGTGAGAATGGTTTTTGACCCGCGTCGTGGGTCGAACCGCTGGTTTCGACCCGTGACCCCCACCGGCTTTGCCCCGCTTGGACCCGCTCAGAAGCGCCTTCATCGCCTCGAGCTGCTCGAGCAAGGCGTCCGTGTCGGGCCCCTCGGGCTCGGTCTCGGCCCGGCCCGGGATGGCCGCGTCCGGGACCACCACGCGCCGGGCGGCGTCGTAGCGGCTCGACGTGGCGAGGTTGGTGTGGCCAGCGAGCGCGAGCACATCCGCCGTCTCGACGCCGGCCGCCTTCAGCGCCGTCACGAAGGCGCGCCGCACCGAATGGAAGTCGGCGCGCCGGCTCTCCTTGGTGTCGGTCTGCAGGGCGCAGAATTTCTTTTGCGGCTTGCTCGGGTCCCAACCGGGCAGGGGACGGTAGATGCCGGCGCCCCAGAGCGCCTTGCGGAACGCCTTGCAGTAGCTCGTGCCGGTGCCGCTCTTGGCGTCACCGACCTGGCTCGAGCGCCGCTCGTAGGTGCGCCCGTCCTTGAGCTGGACCGTGCCGCCGCGACCCGGGCGACGGACGGGGAAGACGGGCCCCGACTCGGGGCTGCCGTGCTTCTTCCACCAGGCGCGCAGTGGCCCGTAGACGTGGTCGGGTATCTCGTGCTCGACCAGCTCGTAGGACTTGATGCGCCGGTCGGTGACGAGCTGCCCCTCGGCGTCCGTCTTGGGGCGGCGCACCTTCCAGGTGCGCGTCTTCCAGACGATGTGCTCATAGCGCGACGCCAGGATGTCGCTCGTGCGGTGGCCAGCGAGATCGCGGCAAACGAGGCACGCCATATCGAGCTCGGTCTCGTAACCGCGCTTCTCGCGGAAACGCACGCACTCGCCGTCAGTGAGCACTTGCCGCAGCCGCCCGTCCTCGACGGCCGAGTCGGGCAGGGCGAGGTTGCGGGCGAAGTTGATCCGGATCGCCCCCTCGCGCTGGAGCTTGCCGAGGATCTTGCTGATGTCGGACCGCATCTTGAGAATGGTGCCCTTGAGCTTGCCGAGCGCCGGCATCGAATCGAGCACACTGCAGACATGGCTCGGCTCGATCGCCCACACGCTCACCTGTCCGAGCACGGGGTAGGCGTACGAGCGGAGCCGCGTGCGCCGATCGGTTTTCTTGCGCCGCTCACGGTCGTTCGTTTCGGGCATGTCGTCCACGATGCGCTCGGCCGCCTGCTGGAACGTCTCCTCGTTTGCTTCCCGCGGCGGCTCGCCCGTCGCGAGCCAAGCGTCGTAGCGCTTCTGCGCCATCTCCCGATCATCGGTACCGAGCGACAGCCACCGCCCGCGCGCCGAGCCCTCGGGGTAGCCGCGGACGCGGCCCACCCAGGTCTTCATGTGGACGCGCCACTGGATCTTTTCTCCGGTTACTTTCCTACCCATGTTGCTCTCCTTGGCTCCTCAACCAATCGAGCAC